CCCCCCCCCCCCCGGCCCCCCCCGCCGCACGGCCACAACTGTTCTCATCTTTGGGCACCACGCTGCCGGCACTGGTCATGCAGATACTGCCGCCAGTGCTCGGAGCGTTGGGACAGCTCGGCACGATGCTGCTGACCAGCGCGACCACGTGGATCACGACGAGCCTGCCGCAACTGCTCGCCCAGTTCCAATCGTGGGTCACGTCGAGCCTGCCGTCGTTCCTGCAAACCGGATTGACGATGATAACGAACCTCTTGCAGGGCATCGTGCAGGCATTGCCTCAGATCGCGTCCACGGCTGTCATCGTGCTGACGACGCTGCTGGACGGATTGTCGGCCCAATTGCCGCAGCTTATCCCCATCGGCATCAACGCCGTCCTCAACCTCGTGCAAGGCATCCTCAACAACCTGCCGCAGATCATCGACAGTGGTTTGAAGCTTATCCTCGGACTGGCTCAGGGCCTCATCAACGCCATGCCGGACTTGGTAGGCAAGGCTCCGATCCTTATCGGCCAGCTTGTCGGTGGCATCATCAATCGTCTCCCGCAGATTCTGCAGGCTGGCGTACAGCTGCTCGTCGCACTGGCCAATGGCTTCGTAGCGTCGGTGCCGAGGCTTATCGGCTCAATTCCAGGCATGGTCGGCCAGATCATGCGCGGTTTCACATCTGTTAACTGGGGTAGCGTCGGCCTGAATATCATCACGGGTATTGTGTCCGGCATCGCTGGCGCGGCAGGCAGGCTCGTGTCTGCCGCTGTCAACGCGGCAGACAACGCGTTGAATTGGGTGAAACGCAGGCTTGGCATCCATTCTCCGTCGCGAGTGTTCCGCGATCAGGTCGGTGAGATGATCGGCGAGGGCATGGCGGTCGGAATCGACGAGAGCGCTTCGAAGGTGAGGAAGGCGGCCGGACGATTGACTGGCATCCTGCCTTCGCAGGACGCCTCGTATTCCGTCGGCGTCGCCAACGCCTCGCGTGGCGTTAACGCTGCCTCCTACGGCAATGGTGGGAGCGTGACGAACATCACGCAGACGTTCAACTATCCGGCGATCGCGCCGACGAGCATTTCCACGCAGCAGAAGCTGCAGACAGCGGCCATGCCGCAATGGTAATCGGGAGGAATCCGAATGAAGGTCAGCTATTCGCTCAACGGCCAGCCGCTCGACTCCGAGCGGATGCGCGTCATCGTCGGCACTACGCATTACACGTCGCTGTCGCCGATCGTTGACACGGTGCAGGTGAGCGGACGCAGCGGCGTCATCGTAGGCTCCTCGGTTCCGGTGCTGGATGCGCCGGAGCTGACAATCAAGGTCGCGGCGTGGGGTGCGGATTCCGATGCGCTGATCTCGCGTTTCCGTGCCATGTGCCTGTCTGCCGCGAAGCTCACGCTCGGCAGGGTGGAGACCACGGAGGACGGCAGGTCGCGCAGCATGGTCACTCGCGTCGTGTGCACGTCCTGCGAGCCGGACGATGATGAGAGGCCGTCCAGTGACCTGCGCGTCATGACCGCAGTTTTCCAATTGCCTGACGTGTTTTGGCGTGGCGTGCAGTGGCAGGAGGCGACGTTGGCCGCGTCGGGCGGCAGGCTGCTGCCGGGCGGGGTCTCCAAGCCGAGTAGCAAGGGGTATTGGACGCGCTGGCAGGGATTGCCTAACGCCAGTCCGTCCGAGCTTTTCGACATCATGCCGGACGGCTGGCTGTCCAATGCGCCAATCGGCATACTGGTCTTGCGTTTCGGCGCAGTCACTGGTGTGACCATCAGTGACCCGATGAGTGGCACGAATCTGCTGTGGGGTGGCAAACGCGACGCCTCACGACCTTACCTTTTCGTCGATACAGCCAATCGCAAGGCGTGGACGGCGGCCAACGCAGACGCTTGGTCGGGTGGCGTGGATGCGTCGAATGGCATCGACTGGACTACGGAGCCACTGCAAGTGTGGCCCGCGATCGATTCTGGCGATTATCGCATCGCAATCAAACAGACCGGCAGCGCCGACAAGGTGACCTGCCGGTTTTTGCAATCCTGGGAGTGATTCATGGCAAAGACTTTGCACGCTCGACTCGTGGCCTATCGGCCTTTCGGTGACCGAATTGGTGTGCTGGCGGAGCCGGTGAGCTTCAGCGCGTCCATGCTCCACAATGATGACGGCGCGCTTTCCCTCGAATACTCCCTGCTGTCCGGTGACGCTCAGGCTTTCGACCGTGAGCTGACGGACGGCCTCGAAGTGGCAGTGGAGGTGTCGGACGGCAGCGGCTATCGTGAGCCGGACAATGCGCGTTTCGTCATCACCGGACGCTCCGGCAAGACGGATGACCGCACCAAGACCATCACTTATTCCGGTCAGTCGATTGGCTGGCTGCTGTCCAAGGCCGAAAACAATGATTCGTCGCACCTCATCGCCGATGGCGATAACAAGGGTAAGCGGCCATTCTACAGCTCCAATCCGGGCACGATTCTCAAGACCTTGCTGGACGAAAACCGGGCGCGTGGTGGCGTGGCCACCGGCCTGACCTTGGGCTTCGACACGGCCAAGGACTCTGCCGGCAGTAATTGGGCAAAAAAGTACACTCTGTACTATTCGCTCGGCACCGATTTGCAGACCATCCTGAGTGCTCTTGTCAATGGTGGCGGCTGCGACTGGCGCACGTCCGGCAGGACGCTCAAGCTGTGGAATGCCGACAGCACCGCCTTGAGCCGCGACCTGAGCAAGAGTATCGTCCTGCAATTGGCCCGTGACATCAGCGAGGCACCATTCGAGGAATCCATCGCTGATCTGGCCAGCACTATCCTCGTCGAGGGTGACAATAACCTGCTGTTCCGCATGGACAATCCGGCTGCTCCGACCCCGTGGGGCAAGTGGGAAAGCTACAGCAGCCAAGGTGGAGTGTCCGACAAGGACACCGCTCAAGCCTTCATGCAATCCACTCTGAATAATGCGGCGAGAGTGCGCGGCCAGTACACGCGCAATCTCATCGTTTCCGACGTGGACGCGCTGCCGCTCGTCGATTATCATGCGGGCGACTGGATCACTGCACCCACCGTGTCGCATGGCGAGAAGGTGCGCGTGCAGGAAATCGACCTGTCCATGCGCCAGGGCGAGGGCTTGAGCGCGTCCATCGCGCTGAACGACATCAAATACGACGCTTCCGTACGTCAGGCGAAGAAAATCAAGGGCATCACCGGTGGCGCGGCATTGGCCGGTAGCGAGGGCGGCACGACCGCCTCGTCCGACCGTGACCATCGCGTACCGAAGGCTCCGCTTGGTCTTGTGGTGCAGACTGATGCGTATATCGGCAGCGACGGTTTCGCGCATGGTCTGGCCACGGCTTCGTGGTTTGCAGTGACCGAAGCGACGAATAACACCGCCATCGAAATCGGCAATTACGCCGTCGAGTGGCGCAAGCACGTGGATGGCGCGCCGTGGCATTCCGCCGGCACGACCGATAAGACGCAGCTTGGTTTCGGCGGCTTGGATTGCGGCACGCAGATCGAGGTGCGCGTCAGGGCCGTGCCGACGTATTCGGACAAGCTCGGTGAATGGTCTGGCGTCATCGTGGCCACCGTCGAATCGGACGTGACGCCATGCTCCGTACCGTCGAAGCCGGTATTGTCGTCCGAGCTGGGCGTGGTGACCGTCCATTGGGATGGCAGGACAAGCGCTGGCGCGTCGATGGAATCGGACTTCGACCATATTGAGGTCGGCGAGGGCGTCGATGCGGCCGGCATGACCGTCATCAGCGCAAACCAGTCCGGTCAGGGCGATTATCTCGTGACCGGTCTGGCAGCCGGTTCACAGCACTCCTACGCCCTTCGTTCGGTCGACCATGCGGGCAATCGCTCCGACTGGTCGGCCATCGCCTCGGTGACGGTCGCGTCGGCCGTCTCGCCTGATGAGGTCAAGCAGATTCAAAAGGATTTGGCTGACAATCAGACGGCGTTGAAGGACAATGCAGCGAAGCTGACGCAGGCCCAGAAGGACATCCAAGCCAACAAGTCGAATCTCGACGCGGCGTCCAAGTCGCTCGCCCAGGCGCAGACCGACCTGTCTCAGGCTCGGAAGGATATTGCGCAGACCAAGAGCGACCTGACCACCGCGAACGGGGAGATCAGCAAGGCGAAGGAATCCGCCGCCCAGGCGTATGCCGAGGCCCACAGCAAGAATCATACGTTTCGTGGCCCCGACGAGCCGGACGCCTCCAAAGGGCTGATCGTCGGCGACCTGTGGCTCAAGACGCAGAAATATTGGACGAGGTGGAAAGGCGAGAAGAACAACTCACCGAGCCTCTTGGCCGACTTCTACACCTACTGGCAGGGCGAAGCCAATAATTCTCCTTCCGTGCTCGTGCCCTTGTCCGATCGTGTGATTGACACGCTTGTCTGGGATGGTGCCGCTTGGAACCACATGGGCTATGCCGACGTGGAGCGCAATGCCGACGAAATCGCTCAGGCGAAGTCCGACATCGCGGATAACGCCGCGAAGACCACCGACGCGAAGAAGGCTGCTGAGAATGCCACTGCCGCAGCGAAAAACGCGCAGGGCGCGGCTGACACGGCCAATGGTGCAGCGAAGACCGCTCAGGACACCGCCAATGCTGCTACTGCTGCTGCGAAAAGTGCGACCGCGA